GTTATGACATAGAAAGAAAACATTTTGAAGCAGTAGCATTGCCGTTGCTTTGCGTCTCAGTGAGACAGTCGCATATTTCCTACCATATACCATAGCTTTCTTTTTTATAGCACCTGCCTGCATACCAATGGGGGGAATCGCCACGGAAACCTATGCGTATAACCCTTTCACATTTTTTTACTAAATATTTGACCTATAGATAAGACACAGAACTAGCAGTATATAGTATACTATAGTACTATGTACTACTATGTACTACTATGTAATACTATATATGTACTTTAGCCCCCCCTCCTATTGTGTCCATTAATTAATCCATTGGTGATATTCTTCTTCATCTTTCTTTAACAAAGTATTAGTAGCAAACTTCTCTAGAGTTATGTCTAGTAATTCTTCTCTTCTGTCTTTTATTGCTCTGTCTGCATCAGCACTAATTTGTTCTACCCAGTAAGCAACAGCCATAGACAATGCATCTAGTCGGTCATCGTGGACTAGAGCACCTCTATCTCTTGTTATTCTAGTCATCTGATGTATAAGAGTATACTTAGGTGCTTTCTCAGAACTATAAGACTGTACTGATTGCCAATCTTTTTCTATAACCTTTGGGTCTATAATCAACCTATGCTGATTTAGAACTGGCTCTAGTGTATCTATTATTCTTAGTTCTTTCTGTTTACTGTGTCTTACTTCTTCTATACTAACATTGTATATCTTATACAGTACTGGTTTTAGTAATTCAGTAAACATACCATCACCAAAGTTACTTTCTACTATTACTGCATTTACTTTATACTTCTTAGCTATAACACTAAGACTCTGTAATGTCTCACTAGAGTAACCACCACGCACTCCACCTGCATCAATTAGAAACAATTGACCATTTAGCATTTTGATAACAGCATATGAAGTTTCGTCTTGTCCTCTACCAGATGGGTCAATAGCCATAATTGAACCAGTATAGTCAATCCAAGAACCAACAGTATCTTGTGGTGAATAAAACTTATCTCCTGCTAGAGAAAGATTAGTTAGGTCTTTTATCTCATTAACTGGACTTCTACCCCATACAACTTTTTCTGGTGCTTTATCGTTATCAATTGGCATAACAATTAGGTCAGATGCTTTTAGTGGATATCTGTCTACATCTGACAGAGTAGTATCGAGCATAAACTGAAGTGCGAATCCAGTTTTACCATAAGACAACTCTCTTTCTAGCAAATCGTCATCCGTAAATCTTTTGGGGTCTGTAGGAAGCCCACAGAGAGGTTTTTTGGCTCTGGAGATAGTATCACATAGCAAAGGTGACAAACGGCTGCTGTAACGGCTTATATCGTCTTCTGAGGGGTATCGTGCTGTCCAGATGCGTATTTCATAGCCACGATTGGGTAATTCTTCATAAATTGACAATTCTGTCTGTGGTGTACCCAAATATACGATGCGACCATCTGGTTTTAGAATCGCATCAAACTCTTTTATAGATTCACCAAGTTTGTCTCGCATCATTTGAGTAGCAGAGTTATTTGGTATCTCAATATCATCAGCGACAATTAAGTCTGCACGACTACCTGCTAGTTGTCCAGTAATACCTACTGACTTAACTGAGGGAGAGTGTGAAGCTGCTGCAGGACCTACATCAAAAGATATCTTAGATGCTCTTTGCTCTTCTCTAGGTTTTAGATGATTAAGTATAGGCATCTCGTGTATTAGTCTCTGCGTAAATGTAGAGAAGTCATCAGAACGAGTTTTACTGGCTGAGACAACAAGAACCTTTAGTTCTGGATTAATCAATAGTTGATGCACAACAAAGGCACTAGTAATATAACTTTTACCAACACCACGAAAAGCTTCAATGACTAATCGTCTAGGACCATTTTGTATATAGTTAGCAATATCATACTGTATTGGAGTAGGCTCTGGTAGGTTGAGATGTCTCCAAACGAGATATAGAAAATTTCTAAAGTCAATGAGTTTGTTGGGTTTTGATTTCTTCGAGTTCGTCTTCATCATTATTAAAAGGTAATTCTTCCATTAGTTTATTTAAAGTAGAACCATCAACTGGGATAGCTTCTACACCATTGTCTTTTAAGAACTTTACAGCTACACCAAGGTCAGCAGGTTTAGCAGAACCAGAACGCACTCGTTCTAATAGTTCTATTGCAGTTGCCTCGTGTAGGTCTTCTAATAATTTCTGTGATTTATTTTTCATTAGCCTTTCCTTTTAGGTTGTTTGCTTCGGTTAGCTGACTTAGACATAATTCTAAGATTACTAGGACTATTATTAGTTGTGTTAAAATCCTTATGGTCGACTTCCTTACCATCGCCCTTTCTTACTTTACCTTGTCTAATAGCATATCGCCTAGCAGCATTTCTACCGACTCTGCGTTTCTTTTGTTCTGGAGTTCCGTGATAATCATCATACTCTTTTCTATAGTTTCTTTTCTTCATTATTTCTTTCCAAAGAATTTAGTAGCACCACGAATACCGAATGACGCAGCTACAATTGTACCGAGCAGGTAGGTGTACCAATCTGGTGCTCTTTCTAAAGCTGCAAAGAAAGCTGTTACTCTTTCCTCTTGCCCTAGCAAAAGTAAAACAAGGGGTATAGAAAAAATTATTGTGAGCCATTCGTCTTTCCACGAATTGTCACTTGCTTTCGCCATTTCCATATCCCAATCAATTTCCCCTGAGACTTTCTTTTCCATTATCTTTGTCTCAGCTTGTACTTGTAATAGCTTTTGTTTTGCTTTCTCTTTTTTAGTTTCAAAGTAGCCTTTTACTACACTACCTAAAATATTTGTTATTGCTCCAAAAATCATTTATCCTCCTCGACTTTGTAATATTATATATCCTATAAAAGAGACAACAACTATTCCTCCAATAACTAATAGCCCTATACCAATTGTTTCTAAAAGTTGTTGTCTTGCTTCTCTCTGTTTAATTAATTCAAGCTTTCTTCTTTTTCTAGCTTCTGCACAAAACTTTACATAATCTGTATATAAGTTTGGTCTGCCGTGTATAAGCATATATTCTTTTAGTTCTGCATCATACTTTTTCATTTTTTCTAAAGCCATAAACTCTTCAAGGTCACTTTCTTTTTTGTTACTAATAACAGTAAGCATAGAGTTTTTTCTTTTGTTGGCTTTATCTCTAACAGTTTCGTGTGCGTGAACTAGCTTTCCAATAGCTTCACCTGCTTCAAACAATTCCTTGCCATTTGATATTGTGCGTTTAATTATACTAAAAGCTGCGTTTGCAGCAGCTAGTTCTGCTAACATTATATTCCTTTCTTGTCATTAAAATTTTATAAATACATTAATACACAATGTAATCATAGCAATAGTGGATGCCATAATCATTGCTTCTAACCTCCATAGTCTTTTATCCAAGCCTTGCAGCTTTTCTTGTACTGATTTTGCTCTTTCTGCACATTCTCTTTCGTGTGCTATAAGTTCTGTTTGTAATTGTTGTGTTGTCTTTAATTCTTGCGTTTGACTTAGTCTAGGCATTTTTCTTATACCCCCATCTATTCTCAGATAAATCCCAAACTCTTTTTGTAGCCTTTGGTATCTTTATTAAGATATTTGATAATTTTATTAAGTCTTTAGTTACTTGCATTAGAATATAATTGGTTGGAATGTTGATTGATTATTACCACTATAATCACCAGTTTGACCAGTATTACCATATCCAGTAGAATACACTCCACCATCATCAGTAATAATTGTATAACCGTTTTCTGAACCATTGTGACCAAGAGAACATATATCAACTATTGGTTTTTGAAATAATGCTTTTTGCCAAGTGCTTTGGTTAGTTGTGTTACCAATTCCTAGATTACCTACACCATTGTATCCAACCCCATATACTTCGTTGTCAGATGTTAAAGCCATTACAGAATCATAGTTCTCCCCACCTGATACAACCATCTTGGTTATATTTGTAGGAGCAGTTGCTGATTGTGTAAATGTGCTTCTTGCAGTTGTATCGCCTACACCTAGTTGTCCGTAACCGTTATACCCACTAGCATATACTTCACCATTTGTTTTTCTATACCAAGCACAAGTATTTCCGTTAGATGATTTTGATGCAACTATTTCAGCTACATTAGTTTCAATTTGTGTAACAGCTTGAGTTGTGGATGTTGTTCCGTTACCAAGATGCCCACCATAAGGATAACCCCAACCATATAAAGTTCCATTATCACTTAAAGCAAACCAAGAGTGTCTTGTTGGAACACACTTAATTATATTATTAGTGTTTGAATAAAAAGTAGTTATTTCTGTTGGTACAGAATAGTTAGTGTTTGTATTAAAACCATTCTGATAATCTCCTGCATAACCCCAGAAGTAAACTCTAAATGTTACTGGTGTTTCTGTTAAAATATCAGTAGTTGAACCAACTGTACCACCACCAACTAGTGCATCTCCATATACTGCACCTAATCCAATATAAGAAGTGTATCTATCCCCACTTCCAAATACTTTCCAAAATTTAAGAGCTGTCTGAGAAACAGCACCAAATCTATTTGCGTTTGTTGTAGATGAGTTTCCTAATTGACCATAACCATTATAACCAACACCGTGAAGTGTTCCGTCAGTACATAACACCATTAGAGAATCATAATTTTGAGCAGTAACAGTTTGTGCTATTTGATATGCTTCTTTTCCATTTAATGAGTTGGCTGAGTCAGCAGTAGCATCATAAGGTGTTAATCTATTTGTTGTCGTTCCATCAGCAATTTGACTATACGAATTCTGACCCCAAGTATATAAGTGTCCGTTGTTGCCTATAATATTCATATTATAATAAGTAGCTTTTATAACACCATCTCTCATAGTGCCATCAGACTCTAGTTTTATTCCAGTAAAATTATTTGCATTGTCAAATGCAGGAGTTACTGGAGCATACCTAGTTGTCGTAGTACCATCTCCTAGAGTACCGTATGAGTTTGTACCCCAACCTCGCATAGTACCATCTTCCATTACACAAAAATTTCTTCTGTAAGACATAGCACTAAAGTTCCATAGATACTTACCTTTAACACCACTTCTGTAATTTGTATCACCCCAAACTGGAAGTTGTGTAGTACCATCTATTTTTAATACTTGATTGGCATTACCAGTTGGAAGCCTCTGTAATTGTGTACCATCAAAATAAATTAAATCACCAGAATTTTGACCTACCCCTAGACTACCTTGAGCAAGTAAATTCCAATTAGATG